CAGTGATCTTGATTTCACTTGTATTCCATTCGATCAGACCGGAAGATTGCATCTGTTTCAGAACCTTGGCCGCTGTGGTGGTGCTAATCTTCGCTGCCTTTGCCATCTCATCCAGAGTAGCCTTGGGATTGTCGCGAATCACAGCCACCAATCTCATCTCAGGATTGGTCAATTCTGCGAATGTCTCCGGCAATTCCTCATACTCATCGGCATTTCGGCCATACTTGGCGAAGACTGCCTTGTCCTTCTCATCGTCCCACCCGAATGGGTTTTCAGCAGACATGGTAGTCGGGGACAAAACAGGGACAATGTCCCCGCCCTGTACAGGAGGCAATGCCGCAAGGCTGCGTATCTCGTTGATGGTCAGCTGTCGGAGTACCTGATTTGCCACCAATGGTGACAGGCTGTTGATGGCATCGGCCATAATCTTCGCACTGCCCAATTCTATTGAGGTTTCGGCAGGCAATCCGAGATTCTCGCGCACTTCTTCACGGCTGATGACATTGGATGTGAACAGCTCCACTGCATCATCTCCTGCCGGTTCAGCCGGAACAGTCACCAATGTGCCGGTATTGCCCATTGCATTGAACATCATCGTAAACATCCTGTCCATCTGCTCACGCTTAGGAGCGACATAGCTGCGATCGAACACCTCATAAGCCTGCTTCAGTTCGTTTCTGCCGCCCAATGCGCCTTCCACCCGAACGCCAAAGAGCATAGGGGAAGTGACTCTGTGAGCATAGAAGATATTGTCGCGCACCGTCTCAGACAATTGCAGATACTGTTTGTCGAAGTCCCCTGGCATCAGGTCTACCACCTGGAGAGGGTCTTCCCCTTTCTCCATCCATGAGATGAGAACGCCATTGGCATTCTCTGTGCCGGTTGTGTTGGCCTTGAATTTCCGGTCGAATTCTGCCTTGATATCTTCGGTTGGCTCTCCCTTGAATATCTGGATAATCTTGCCCAATGAGAATCCATTGGCGATGTTGTTGTAATGAAAGTCTGAGATCTTGGTATCAATCTCAATATAGGTTCTGGCCGGATACCAATCGGGCAAGGGATACACACCTTCACCGGCCCGATATTGCTTGAACCAAAGAACCTGAGTGCCACCTGGCTTCTCCGGATTGAAGGCAGGGAATTCCAATCGGTCTGCCTTCCTGTCGCTCCAATCCTGGCTGAACCATATCTTGGTAGCATCAGCATTCACACGGCACTTGTCGAATGGCAGGTGATACCATCCTATGACCCGTGTACCCGGTACATTCCAGATGGCCTGCATGGCATAGCCTCCGAAATTCTCAAGATCCACAGCGCACTTGTATTTAACATCTTGCCAAGACTCATATGGATTGGCATAATTGAGTGACTGCTTCGCGCCTACCTGTTCAGACAGTGTTCCTTCCGCGATGACATCGGTATCTTTCCCTGCAATGAAATGCGCCTTCTGAGTGACAATGGCATTGTGAAGTGAGGAACTGTTATAGAGATTCAGGATGACGGCCGGGAAGTCATTCTTCTGGCCGTAAGTATACCACTCCTGTCCTCTTGCCTCCTTGAATTGTGGTGGTGGAGCGACCGCGAAATTGATGCGCTGTAAATCGATTTTCATTTTATCTTCAATATGCCTGTCTCTGCGACCTGATTGGCGAGTGATGGATTGGTATTGCTGCTGCTGCTCTGAGCATAGATGGTGTATTCATATTCTCCCTTCTCCCATGAGCCAGATGTGGCGGTTGTGATGATGAATTCATTGTATCTGGTAGGGAATGAGCTGATATCGGTGACTATCACATTGTAGGTGATGTCTCTTTCTTCCCGATTGTTCAGGGACAGCAGGAAATAATACGGAGGAGACAGCGTGACCTTCTCTGTGGCCGTGACCAATAGTGTACTATTCGCTGTCTTATCGATGATCTGCATCTAATAGTAATGTATCATCAGCATTTTTGTTCGAACTTTGTGCGATGAGGATGCCAAAATCATGGAATCAAGTCACGCTCTCGCAGCTTTATGAGCTTGACCTCTTGCGACAGCGAACCGATCTGGACGCGGAAGAGCAGATGAACCAGGTACTATCGGTTCTGTCAGGCACATCGATTGAAGACATCGAATCCATTCCACACAATGATCGCATTGGAATCTACAGCCGGATGGATTGGCTTGGTCAATACCCTAATAAGAAACCCAAGAATCGAAGATTCAAGATTGGAGGAAAGACCTATCGCATCGTCTCCAATCCGGCCAACATTTCAGCCGGAGAATACGCCACACTTCAAGTGATTGCATCGGATGGCAATTTCATCAAACACATCAATCAGATTCTTGCCTGTCTCATGGTGGAGCAGAAACGACATTGGTTCGGATGGGAAGATGTCCGGTACGATAAGTCACGCAGTAGCGAGGAATTTCACCGCAAGTCACGAATAATCATGCAGGAATTGTCTGTTGGGCAGGCATACCCTTACGCGCTTTTTTTTTCGAATCTCTTGCCGGAGTTATTAGCAGCTTCCCAAACCTTTTTCCTGAAGACGATGGAGGATCTGAAGAAGGAAGTACTGATTGGTTAGCAATGTTCTACAGGATGGCAGGCAAAGACCTCACAAAGATGGATGCCATAATGTCCATGCCTCTGATGGAATTCTTCAATTACGCTGCCATGCTGAAGACCATGGAAAAAGAGCAGATGGACAGGCTGAATAAGGCATCCAAATTGGGATTCCACAACTATATCACCGCTCTGGCTGCTGAGATGCTATGAAGATCAACTACAAGAGACCTCCGCTTGCGCCCTATCAGAAAGCCATCCTTGACTCACAGGCCCGATACACCATTACTGCGGCATCCACCAAGGCAGGGAAGACAGCCTCACATATCATTTGGCTCTTTGAGCAGTCTCTGCAAGGTAAGAAAGGACAGTCATTCTGGTGGGTTGCTCCCGTCTACGGTCAGGCAGAGATAGCATTTCGACGATTCAAACAGCAATGCTCACACCGGCTGTTCGATGCCAATGAATCCAAGTTAAGACTCACTCTCCCCACCGGTGCGATGCTTGAATTTAAGTCAGCAGAGAAACCCGACAATCTATATGGTGACGATGTATATGCAGCCGTCTTCGATGAATTCACCCGGGCAAGGGAAGAAGCCTGGTTCGCTCTCCGGTCCACCCTTACCAAGACAAGGGCAAAATGCAAGTTGATTGGTAACGTGAAGGGGAAGAAGAATTGGGGATACAGATTAGCAGAACGCGCAAGGCAAGGTGAGGATGGTTACGAATTCCACAAGATAACTGCATGGGATGCTGTCGCAGCCGGTATATTGGAGAAAGAAGAAGTAGAGCAGGCAGAGCGAGACCTTCCGGCCCATGTCTTCAAGGAACTATACTTAGCCGAACCGGCTGATGATGATTCCAATCCATTCGGCCTGGAGCATATCAATGGCTGCATTGAACCATTGGCAGCAGGACCGATTGAATACTATGGTGTGGATTTGGCGAAGAAGAAAGATTGGACCGTCATCATCGGCCTCAATTCACAGCGGAAGGTAGCGTATTTTGACCGATTCCGGAAAGATTGGAAGGCCACCAGGGAAGAGATACAGCGGATAGTCGGGAAGACTCCGGCTGTGATTGACTCCACAGGTGTGGGCGATCCAATTGTAGAAGACCTACAGAGAGTATGTCCGCGCATTCAGGGATTCAAATACACTGCCATCAGCAAACAGCAGCTCATGGAAGAGTTATCAGCCGCCATCCATGGAAGGGAAATCATCTTTCCTGATGGAGCAATTGTAGACGAGCTGAAGAATTTCGAATGGACGCACACCAGGACCGGTATCAGCTACAATGCTCCGGAAGGTCTTCACGATGACTGCGTCAACAGCCTGGCTCTTGCGCTGCATTGCTCCAGAGTAAATAAGAAAGGACTATTCCTGCTCACATGAAGACTCCTATGGAAGTGATGGCAACAGCCCCATGGTGCGAGATGGTGTGCAAGAAATACTCTCCGCTGCATTGGAAGGATCTCCGACAGGAATTGTTCCTGCTGATTGCGACAGACCTACAAGACAAGGCACAGAAAGCCATGGACAATGGATACTTTGAATTCTTCTACATCCGCTGTGCCAGCAATCTATCCGGCTCTGGTGGAAGGATAGGAAGAATCAACATCGGAGGAGAAGACATTGCAGATTGGGAATTGGTTTCCGAATTGCCCGATGATAGAAGGCAGGCAATTGAGGCAGATGTGCAGGAGAAACTTGATGCGATCGCCCTGGTGCAATCGGAGCAAGATTGGTATGAATCCAAATTAGTGGAGATGTACCTGGATGGTTGGTCAGCCAGGAAGATTCATCGCACTACCAAGATTGCCCTGAATGAAGTGTGCAGAGTCATCAACACCTTCAAGAGACGCTGCCACGAGGAATACAAATAGGGAAGGCACTGCCGTGATTTACATTCTCAACCGCCATCATTGGTAGGTAGATTGCTCTACTCTTTTTCTCGGTCTTACTATGCCTCCCTATAAATAAGAATGGCCACCCTTGCGGATGGCCACCTTAGTCAACCTAAGACAACTATGAACCTTGCAAATTTAGGAGATTGACAGCGAAGTCAGAACACCTGATTGAACAATTTGTGGCGGTTCTTTCTCGCTATGGGTAAACGTCAGATCGAATCCGGTCATGTCACCCAAGGCAACACCCGACATTGAAGATCCTGCCGTCATATCCATTCCGCGAGAGAGACCCATTGCCCAATACTGCTCTGCATTGGTCTTCACGATTGCCACCAGACGAGCGACAGACAGCAGCTTCACTTCATTGCGCTTGGCAGTAGAGAGCTTCCGCAGCTTGATATTCAGCTCTGTGCTGTTGAACACCGTGCCATTCTCCACGCTCGGAGTGATGGTGTTGGTGAAACTCGCTGTGTCCTTGGGCAATTCATACTTGAAGAACGCTTTGCCGCCTGTCAGAGTCAGGGCTGAGATCTCACCCGATGCGCTTGTGTAACTTGATACAGCTTCGAATTCGACAAGCCAAATCTTGTCCACACCACCTACGCTGTCCTTACAGTCATGGGAAAATCCGGTCGTTAAAATACAGCTCATGGTGTCAGATTAGAGTGAGAAAAACACAATTTGGTCGGGGAAAGCTACCTGTGTTCCATATTTGAAGTTGGCATTGAATACCACATTCTTCTTGATGGGATCGTAGATGAATTCGTAGTCCTCTTCCTCATTCATCATGTCTGTTCCGAGGAAGTAATTACCCCAATAAGACAGATGGATTTTGTTGCTTCCGCTCAGACCGGCAAGACCGTAGATCTTGATTCCGCTCAGGTGATGAGTGATTTCAAATGGATTGTCCTGAACACCTGAGTAGTGGAACAGATTCGCGCCCACCAGGTATTCTTTGTAAAGCTTGAAGGTATCAACACCCATGGCGATGAACACATCTTGACGCTTCAGCACAGCAGTCGGAGCAAGGCTGTACATCTTAGCCAGAGCATCATCGATGTTGGAAGAAGTCAGCGAAGTCAACTTAGTCCATCCGCCACCGGTGGTAGGATTGCCTTCTATCGGGTCACCTGCTCCACCGAATCCGAGAGCAGTGAGGATGGTGTTGAATCCATCGAACTGATTGTTTGCGATGGTTCCCTGCCAGATGTCTTCTTCCAGAGCCTGAGCAATAGAGGCAGCTTTCTCAGTGCCGATCTGCTCAGCAAAGGGAACTTCATCCTGCTTACTGCCTGCCTTCATATAATTCTGCATCCACTTCTTTTCCAAGGTCTTGGGGCATAGAGTCTCATACACCTGGATATCACCGACGCTCAGTGTACGAGCTGTGAAATTGGTGCTGCCGGAGCTTGACGGTTCGCAGCCTGCGGCTTGGAAGAACACATCGGATGACAGGATGTTGAGGTTGTCGGAAACTTTGATTCCAGGGATAACTTGACCGGCTCCTTGCAAGAGCGCGGCTGTCTCGCCACCAAAG